CAGCAGACCAAGGCGATGTGAACATCCTCTTTATGAAATTTGACCGCATAGGCAAATATATCGCATACCAATTACCACAAAACTTCAAAACTAACAGGCACTTAGACTACACAGACAAGGCTAACAACACTTGGAGACTTACAGGTTACAATGACTTCTTTGAATTGAACAAAGAAGCGTTTGAATCCTGTTGTACAGGCGCTTAAGGCTATATACGAGACATTGTTTGATTAGGGTTGCCTAATCCATCTTGAGGTGTTGTTTGTACACAACACCGGATACTGGTGCGTCTCACTCACGATAACCCCTAAAAACCTCTAGCACTAGGAACGAAGCAGAGGATAGTGTAAGTTTAACTTACATGATGTCGGTGTAGGTAAGGGAAAGGCAGGAGCCCTTGGGGTCGTACAAAACACCTACTTCATAGTCACGGCAAATGCAACTCACATGAAACATTTTCTAAAAGACTTGGAACCTTTGTACAGGTTCCGTCTGACCAAAACAATCTACATGAACCATTTATTAATCCTAATTTATTAATTCTAGAAGGAATGTGTTAGAGCGTAAGCGAAAACACTAATGAGCGCAGCTCATTATTATAAATACACAATATTGGATTAAGAAATGCTCGTACAAGAAATATTATTAGAAAATACTCCTGATAGATATGTTTTACATCATACAGCTGAGATAGATGCTGATGGTAATAAAATTTATAGAACTTACGATACCCATACAAAAAAGTACGTTAAAACATTTAGCGGTCCTAATGCAAAAATAGATGCATTGAATTGGTCTGTGGATAATAATGCAGAGTATCGCCAACAAGAATATAAGAAAAAACAAAATAAAGAAGAAACTGATAAGAAGAAAAAAGAAAAACAAGAAAAATTAAAAGCAAGTCGTCAAACATTTAAAGATCTAATGAATAGTACCGCAATTAAAAGGATATTTAGATGGGCAATTGCTCTTGATCTCGGCGATGATTTATGGACTTATTCTCAACGGTATCTGAAAGCATATCATTTAAACGGTTGTACTGATAAAGTGATAATGAATAATATTAGCCCGTATACAAAAAGACCTATTGGTAAGGATATACAATATTTTAAACAAAAACTTGAAGAAAATCTTGCGGAAGTAGCAGTAGCAACTATACAAATAATATTTGCAGGAACTTTGTTTAGTATTAGCAGTGCTTTATTAGCTCCCTTTATTGCTATATCGCTAGGAACTATGGGAACGTTTTTAATTGTTGCTGCTGTTGCAGTTGCTTTGTCTTGGGTATCGGGTGCTATAATAGAAGAAATTATTAGCAGAGATGAATTAGAAAAGAAACTTCATCAAATGTTAAGCGGAATATTTTGGAAAGCATTTGGAGATTCATTAGGAGATGGATGTAAGATGTCTGGCCTTAGTTTTTACACTTTCGAAGAATCAATTCTTTATGAGCAAACACAATTTGATAATTTATTAGACAGATTGACAAAAAAAATACCTAGTAAATTTCAGTATGCATTGAAAATGTTGTTGAATGCAAAAGATAGTGCTAAGAAGATACTTTCTACTATTGCAAAATGGTCAAAGCATTGAAATATTAGTTTTTTTAGTAAATTCTATGTTTTCTTTTATTATATCTCCTATAATACTTTTATCTTCAGCCGATATATTATACATCACATCTTCATAAGTGAAGCTTCCTCTCATATACCATGCAAGTTTGAATGCATTGTACTTTATTTCTTTAGATAATTGCTCGTATTCTTTCGCAAGCTTTAATATGCCAGATCTATCGAGCCTTAGGACCTGGCTACGAAAAAATCTGAATAATCAAAATTAATTGCTGTCTTAAAATCTGTATTGCATTCAATGCAACGACACTGCATAGGAGGTATTTCATATTTTTGATTGATTTTGTCAATTGTATCTGTTATTTGTTGGTAAAGATCTCTGTCAGCATTGTTTACAAACTTTAAAATTTCATCAAAATTTGTTTCAATATTTTCTCCATCAGTTATACTCCTCACATGGCTCATGATAGTCTCAACATTCATTAATAATATGTCTTCAACCATTTTTTGTTTTTGCAAATCCTTTTGATCTTCAGACAGATTTAGATTATCATTAATATTTTGTATAGTTTTTTGATTAATGTATGTACGACGGGCTATGTCAGTAGATTTCCTATAAGTCAATGGAGCTATAGTTAATAATAACCCATTATACCTTAATATTTCTACAGGATTTTTATTTTCATAAACTTCAATATATCTGTGTAAATCTAAATCATATGCAGATTCTTCTTTACATTTAGGACAATTTGCATTTATCTGTAATGTTTCTCCGTAGGTTGCAATCCTTATAACAACTAACAAATAATCTACATCTATAGTAGTTAGTTGCCAAGCATCTTGTATACTAGGAACACAACTACGTATGAGTCTTTCTGTAGCTTCGCCTGAAAATAATGCATCTGGTGTTTTTAAAAGTAATTCATCCATGGTATTCATACCAGTTACTGGTATTTGATCTTGGATTTGTAATACAGATTCATCGTATAAGTTACTATCTTTAGTTGGTAATGAAATAAAAAGTCTAGGTTGTCGTTTAAATTGATCTAAAAAACTTGGCATAAATCTCCGATAAATAATTTACAATATTTATTATCAGCATTAACATAGGATAAAAAATGGCAGACTCAGACCAAACTCAAAAATTACTCAAAGAAATTGCAGATAGTTTACAAGCTGCAGGTAGTGGTGCAACTAATACTTTAAACAAATTTTCTAGCTCAATAGATCAAAATACAAAGAGATTTGCAGGAGCAATGAATGCTGGAGTAGCTCCCATAACCCAAACAATAGCAACTATTGGTCAGCTTGGGGCTGCTGTTCCTGTTTTAGGAAAGGTGTTCCAATCTCTTACTAGTGCTGGTGGTAATGTTGTACAATATTTTGAAGATTCTATTACTACATATCAAACACTAAGCAAAGTAGGAGCAGGTTTATCTGGAAATTTAAATCAGTTAAGGGCATCTGTTACAGATTCACGCTTAGGTCTTCAAGGCTTTACGGAATTTGTAAGCAAGAACTCACAAGACTTGATTAGATTTGGTGGATCTGCTGATCAAGGTGCGATGATGTTAGGCAAGATTGGTAATAGCCTAAGAGACACCGGCATGGACGTTAGATTTGAACAATTAGGATTTACTACTGAAGAATTGACAGAATTTACAACAAAATATCTTGCTCAAAATCAGAGATCTGCAAGGATGGAAGGTAAATCCATGGAAGAGCAAATCACTAGGGCAGCAAGATATGCAAAACAGTTAACAACTATGAGTAGGTTAACTGGTGAGTCGATCCAATCAATGCAAGATGATATAAACAATAGGAAAAAAGCAGGTGCTACGCAAGCTGCATTACAGTTAGCAGAGATACAAGGAGGTAAAGGCGCAGTAAAAGCATATGAAGAATCTCAAGGAGCTTTAAGACAGGCAGCGCCAGTTGTACAGAATTTATTAGATGACTTGATACAGACAGGTGCTCCTATGTCTGATGCAACAAGAAATTTTGCTGCATTGAATAGCGAAACATACGGATTATTACAAGAAGCGGCTGCAGCAACCAAGCGTGGTGATATCGAAACTGCGAAAAAATTATCTGAAAAAGCAGCAGCAGAAGCAGCAGCTTTTGCCCAGAGCGAAGAAGGTTTAAGAATAGCTGCACTGGCCCAAGTAAGCGATGTTGCTCAAACTCAAGCTGATGCATTTGAAGAAATAGGACCAATAATTGATAGGGTAAAAGGCGGCGTAGAAAATTTAGGAGAAATTGCAGGCGATTCTGGAAAATTTTTAGATGCGTGGAACAAACAAGTCGAAGCGTCACGTCAAGAAATTCAAAACGTTTATGATAGTTTGTCTGAAGGAGGTAATATTAGGCGAACTGTTCAAGCAGGGCAACGTGCTACAACAGACGCAACTGTAGAAGCTCAACGTAGGGTAAATGAAACGGCATTTGGAGCAGAAGTAGATTATGCAGACCAAATGCAGGAATTTCAGTATAACATAAGTCAAGGAATTGCGACAGACTTTTCAAAACAAGCAATGAATAGTATCAACACTCTAACAAATGATATATTAGGATTACAAAGTGATGATAAAGTATTAGAATACCTAAAAGAGATGAGTGCTGAGGAAAGAGAGGCAAATGGCATCAGCGATGAAACTATAAGCAAGTTTGAAAAATATCTTAGCCAGCCAGTCGGACAGGAAAAAAGCGAGTTGAGGAAAGAATTAGGACCAGAATTTTTTGATAAACAAACAGGGGTGTTAGAAGGTGTTAGGAACACGTTAAAAGCCCAAAAACAAGAACAAATAGATGCTGTTAGAATGCAAGAGGATGCAACTACTTTACAAAATTATGACAACCTAAATGATGAGCAAAAACAGGGCCTAGATTACGGTGTGCAAACTATGCCAGAAGAAGCATGGGATAAATTAAAAAGCATGCTAGATGCACAAGATGTAGAAAAATTTGAAGAAATAAGAAAACAACAGCCTGAACCCGTTTCAGCCGAGGTTCCAGTGTCAGCAACTGATGTAGTTGTAGACGGAACTTTACAAGTTACGTTAACTCCTGATGATTTTAATGTAACAGTAGAAAATCCAATTCCAGTAGCAACTGCTAGTGAAACATCTAAAAAATCTGATGCTTCGCTTAATGCTGAGAATGAAGAAATGGCAATTGGAACTATAGTAAACTCAGTTAATAATGCACTCGATAAGCAAAACCAATTAGTTGATGGTACTCTACAAACCCTTGCTGAGAATGAAGCAAATGCACTCGGTAAGCAAAACCAATCTGATGCTTCGCTTAATGCTGAGAATGAAGCAATGGCAGTTAGAACTATAGTAAACTCAGTTAACAATGCACTCGGTAAGCAAAACCAATTAGTTGATGGTACTCCTCAAACCCTTGCTGAGAATGAAGAAATGGCAGTTGGAACTATAGTAAACTCAGTTAATAATGCACTCGATAAGCAAAACCAATTAGTTGATGGTACTCTTCAAACCCTTGCTGAGAATGAAGAAATGGCAGTTGGAACTATAGTAAACTCAGTTAATAATGCACTCGGTAAGCAAAACCAATCTGATGCTTCGCTTAATGCTGAGAATGAAGAAATGGCAGTTGGAACTATAGTAAACTCAGTTAATAATGCACTCGATAAGCAAAACCAATTAGTTGATGGTACTCTTCAAACCCTTGCCGAATCAAAACAAGATTCAGCAGAATCTTCAGTTACTGCAGCATCTACAGGTCCTGTAGAAAGTACACTTGTAAATAATATTGCAAAAACTGTACAAGAAGCAACAAAAAATCAAACAATTACAGAATCAGCTCAAACTGCATCTACAAACAAAAACGATTCTGCTCTATTAAAAACTAGCATCAATGATTTAATAGCTTATTTACGCGAAAGAGATAATGCAGCTAAAGCTCAGACTGCAACCCTTGATGCAAAATCTTTCCAGCCTCTGATTGATAAATTAGATTTATTATATAGTATAAATACAAGTGTAAATACTAATCTGGTGAAAATAGCGAGCGCAATGAAAAATGAAGCAAAATATGTATAAGAGAATTTAATGAGTTGGAAAAAATATTTTACAACAGTCAGAAAAAATGGGGCTTCTGAAGAAGGCTTTGGACCTATAAGTGGCAGAGAATTTTCAAATAAACCAGGACCAGCAAGATCTAATTACAATTCATTCCTACCAGATATCTATACTGGAGCACCTAATCGTGTAGAAAGATATGGACAGTATAATACTATGGACATGGATTCAGAAGTAAATGCTGCACTTGATATCCTTGCTGAATTTTGTACGCAAAAAAATAAAAAGAATGATACTCATTTTGAATTTAAATTTTATAAGAATGCAACAAATACCGAAGTACAAATACTAAGCGAATACCTAAAACAATGGTATAAACTACAAGAATTTGAAACTAGGATGTTTAGGATTGTAAGGAATACATTCAAATATGGCGATACTTTTTTCTTAAGAGATCCAGAAACAAAAAAATTATTTTATGTTGATCCTGCAAAAGTAAATCGTATAATTGTTAATGAAAGTGAAGGCAAAGAACCTGAACAATACATCGTACAAGATGTAGCATTAAACTTTAAGGATCTTGTTGCAACACAACCTTTGCAAACAAATGGTAGTGTAACTGGTGGCGGAACGGGTTACTTAACAGGCGGTGCTAGGGGAATGGTTGGACCAACTAATCCGACCCAAGGCGGCTCGAGATTTATGCTTGAGCAAGAAGAGATTGCAGTGAATGCAGATCATATTCTACACATAAGTTTAAGCGAAGGATTAGATGAAAATTTTCCTTTCGGTAACAGTTTATTAGAAAGTATTTTCAAAGTTTACAAGCAAAAAGAATTACTAGAAGACGCAATTATAATTTACAGGGTGCAAAGAGCACCTGAGAGAAGAGTTTTTTATGTTGATGTGGGTAACATGCCTAGCCATCTTGCAATGCAGTTTGTTGAGCGTGTAAAAACGGAAATCCATCAGCGGAGAATACCATCCAAGACAGGAGGAGGAACAAACGTCATAGACAGTAGCTATAATCCTCTGTCAATCAACGAAGATTACTTTTTTCCACAAACAGCCGAAGGCAGAGGCAGCAAAGTTGAAACATTACCCGGAGGCACTAATCTAGGCGAGATAGATGACCTACGATACTTTACAAACAAATTAGTAAGAGGATTACGTATACCTAGCAGTTACTTACCCACCGGTGCTGACGACAGTAATGCCCAATACAACGATGGAAGAGTAGGTACTGCATATATACAAGAATTGAGATTTAATACCTATTGCGAACGTTTACAAAACTTGTTAATAGAAGAATTTGATCAAGAATTTAAAAGATATTTACTAGAAAAAGGTGTTAATATAGATACTGCAATGTTTGATATTAAGTTTTGTCCTCCACAAAATTTTGCAGCATATAGACAATCTGAACTTGACACACAAAGGATTGGTACGTTTGGACAAATACAAGCTATACCATTTATTGCTAATCGTTTTGCATTGAAAAGATATCTAGGATTAAGTGAAGAAGAAATTGCAGAAAATGAACGGCTTTGGCGAGAAGAGAATGATGAAACACTACAACCCGGCGGAGGAGATGCGTCAGCTGAAATGCGTGGTGTAGGAATTAGCGGAGCGGGGATATCTGCCGATATTGACGGTGCTGAAGACATAGCAGATATTGAAGGAATGGAAGACGGAGGCGAAGGTGAACCTCCAACAAGTGCAACTGTACCAGAACCAGGAGCAGAAGCCGCACCAGCAGATACAGGAGCCGCACCAACGGTATAAATACAGTATGATACTACGTGAATTATTTTATTATGACAAAGAAACTATGGAGCCTGCAGAAGATGACAGGTACGAGCCACAGTATGACAAATCTGTTGTTGATCTCGACGATACTAGAAAAACAAGATTAACACTTAAACAGATTAATCGTGCTAGGAAAGCAGCAGAACTCCATGATAAAGAAAAGGCTAATGAGATTGAATTTGTAAGACAAATGTACGGAATGGCTGCCCAAGCGGCTGCAGCAGGTGAAGGGTTAGTGTGAAAATTGATAAATCATTATACACTAAACAAGAATTTAAACTCATAAAAGAACAAAAACGCAAAGAAAAAAATAAAAAAAAACTTGAAAATTTGCAACATTTAAAGCCAGATGATGATATTGCATTTGTTGTAGGAAATGGAAAAAGCAGAGAAAACATAGATTTAAACAATTTAAAAAAACATGGAATAATTTATGGTTGTAATGCTTTATATAGACATTTTTCTCCTAATTTTCTAATCGCAGTAGATGTAAAAATGGTCCTAGAAATTAATAAAGCAGGCTATCAGAATTCAAATACTGTTTGGACTAACCCAAATAAAGCTTTTGATAGAATGAAAAATTTTAATTATTTTCAACCCAGTAAAGGTTGGAGTAGTGGACCAACTGCATTATGGTTTGCAGCGCAAAAGAAATATAAAAAAATTTACATTTTAGGTTTTGATTTTAAGGGGTTAGATAATGGTAAAAAATTTAATAACATTTTTGCAGATACTCCTAACTACAAAAGATCAAATGACGGTGCAACATTTTTTGGAAACTGGATGCGTCAGACAAAGACAGTTATTAACGACAATCCAAACATAAACTTTGTAAGGATAATAAATGACGATACATATAATCCTGAAGAATTAATGGCATATAAAAATTATTATTCAATGGAAAAAGATTTTTTTTCAAAGCATTTTATGTAAAATATAACTTTTTCCCCCTATTTAAAAGCTTTTTACTAACTTTTATGTAAATAATATTATGACAGCCTTACCATTTGGTAAATTTATAGGAGTAATCAATGGCACAAAAAAGAACAAGAAAAAGAATTAATGAAGCTGCAAAGCCAGTAGCTGGTAGCAAAAAAGGGCCAGTAAGTGCCCAAAAACAAAAAGAATTAGATCAAGCTGAAAAAGCTGATAATCAAAAAACAGGATCTACAGCAAAATCGGGTCCTATGAAAAAAGAATCTGTTGATAAGTTTCAACAAATGCTCGAGTATCTTGTAAACGAAGATACAGCAAGAGCTGAAGATCTTTTTCATGAAATTGTAGTGGAAAAATCGAGACAAATTTATGAAAATTTGTTACAAGAAGAGCAAGACGAAGAAGTTGAAGAAGCTGACGACGAAGAAGTTGATGAGTCAGACGATGATGAATTAGATGAATCTGACGACGAAGAAGTTGATGAGTCAGACGATGATGAATTAGATGAATCATACGACGAAGAAGTAGACGAAGCTGATGACGAAGAAGTAGACGAAAACTTTAATTTAGATGAATTTGAAGTTGAAGGCGAGCCGGAAATGGACATGGACATGGGAATGATGGGCGGAGACGCAAGTGATGACATGGAAATGGACATGGATGACGAAGAAGGTGACATGGATATGGATGCTGACATGGACGGTGACGAACCTGTAACACAAGATGATATTAAAGATCTTGAAGCAGAATTAGCCGATCTTAAAGCAGAGTTTGAGCAAATGCTAGCCGGTGAAGAAGGCGACATGGATATGGGCGACGAAGAAGGCGACATGGATATGGGCGACGAAGAAGGTGACATGGATATGGGCGACGAAGAAGGCGACATGGATATGGGCGACGAAGAAGAGGAAATGCCTGAAGAAAATTTTAATTATGAGTCAAGAAAAAATTTGAGTCAAGCAGAACTAATGCGAGAATATG